CCACCGCCACCGCTGTTGGTCGACTGCTCAAACCCAAGGGCAATGAGCCCCGCATTTACAAGGTCATTGCAGTCAAGCCTGATGGCACCCTGAAGACTGTCATCAGCGAGCCAGCGTGAGCCTACTTGCCGGCATCTGCCAACCCGGCAGCTTGCTTGGGTTTATGGATGTCGCAACGCAAGAGGACACGGGCGATCTATTGCAACGCATCCGCGCTGACCTGCACCCTGGGCAGCTTGCGTTTGTAGATGACAGCGACACGCAGATCATTGGCATCTCAGCCGGTTACGGCGCCGGCAAGACGCGTGCGCTGTGCGCTAAGGCGGTGATGCTGGCCGCGGCCAATCAAGGCTTTATCGGCGCCGTGATGGAACCCACCGGCCCATTGATCCGTGACATCTGGCAGAACGACTTTGAGAACTTCCTAGAGGCGTATGAGATCCCCTACACCTTCAGGGCTAGCCCGCTCCCTGAGTACATGCTGCACCTGCCGGGCGGCGATACCAAGATCCTGTGCCGCAGCTTTGAGAACTGGTCACGCATCATCGGCTTGAACCTTGCTTGGGTGCTCGCTGATGAGATCGACACGGTGACGCCATCTATCGCCAACAAGGCATTCCCAAAGATCCTTGGCCGCTTGCGCTCCGGCAACGTGCGGCAGTTTGGCGCTGCATCCACACCAGAAGGCTTCCGATGGATGTGGAACACATTCGGCAGCGAAGATGCCAAAGGACGCGCCGATCGCAAGCTCATCAAGATGCGGTCAGCAGATAACCCGCACTTGCCGCCGGACTTTATCGAGAGGCTAGAAGCCAACTACGACCCAAACCTGCTGCGGGCCTACTTGGATGGAGAGTTCGTAAACCTCACAACTGGCACCATCTACGACCGCTTCAGCCGCGGCAAGCACGTGGTGACTGAGATGCCCGACCAAGACCGCGAGCCGTTGCGTATTGGCGTTGATTTCAACGTTGGCAACATGTCTGCCGTGATCGGCATCCGCACCGGCAGCAGCCTGCTACTGATTGATGAGATCAGCGGCGCCCATGACACCGACGCATTGGCGCAAGAGATCCAAGCGCGTTATCCGCAGCGGCGCATCTACATCTACCCAGATGCCAGCGGCGGCAACCGCAGCACCAACGCAAGCCAGACCGATATTCAGATCCTGGAGTCCTACGGCATGTCAAACCAGTCACCGCGCGCAAATCCTCCCGTCCGTGATCGCGTGGCTGCTGTTCAAGCTTTGCTGGAAAACGGCAAAGGCCAAGTGCGGCTCACCATTCACCAGCGCTGCAAGCGACTGATCGAATGCCTAGAGCTGCAGTGTTACACCGATAAAGGCGACCCAGACAAGGATGCCGGCCATGACCACATGAACGATGCGCTGGGCTACTTGGTCTGGCGTGAATTCAACCCATTGCACGCAGGCGCTGGGCGATCTACAGGCATCAGGCTATATTGATTCCGCCAATCATTACATCTACCCATGCTCAAGGGTGCTGAACTACTCGCCAAGGTCAAGGAACTGGGCAATGCGCCTAAGTCTGAATTGGTGCGCGCTTGCGGCTACGTGATCAAGGATCGAGTGGCATTCACGCAGTTCTATGAAGCGCTGCTGGAAGCCAAAGGCGTTGACCTAGGCAGCAAGACAGCAAAGCGCGGCCGCGGCTTGACCTACAAGGCCAAGGTGCAATTCAACGGCAAGCTGCAAATCGGTGACGGCTACCTGCGCGAGATGGGATACGAACCCGGCGCTGAGTTTGACATCAAGATTGGCCGCAATAGCATCACGTTGACTGCTGCCTGAGCTAATATGGTGGCGCGGCGAGACGGCAATCTCCCGCGCCCGGCCACCTGCATCACCAAGCGGCATGACCATTCTTACACAGCTTGATCTGTTTACGGCTGAAGCTCCACGTTTGATTTACGGGCCATTCGTAAGCAGGCAGCAAGCAAAAGAAAAGCGCACGCCGTACTACTATCCCGGCACCACATGTCGCCACGGCCATGTCGGCATACGGTATGCATCAACGGGGCAATGCTGTGAATGCATGTCAATCAGATCTAAGACAGACATCGAAAGAGAAAAGCAGCAAAAAAGATCAAAGGCAAGAGTTTACACCGAAGAGCTGAAGGCGTATTACAGGGCTCGGTATAGGCGCAATAATCCAGTACCTAGAGTTTTCCATGCATCCGAGCATTCTGCTCGTATTGCTAGAAACTTAAGAAACAGAATGAATCTGGCTTTGAGTGGCACCAACAAAGTGGCATCAACGGAGGAATTGCTGGGATGTTCGTTTGATGTTTTCGTTGGGCATCTGCAGTCTCAATTCAAAGACGGGATGTCATGGGACAATCGTGGCCGCACCGGATGGCACATAGATCACATCCGACCATGCGCTAGCTTTGACCTATCAGACCCAGATCAGCAGCGCCAATGCTTCCATTACACAAACATGCAGCCTCTCTGGGCTGCTGATAACCTAAGTAAAGGATCCAAGGCGCCGCTGTAATGGTCTATTCCGGCTTTAACAACTACGACCGGCCGATTGCGCAGCGCCGCGTTACTCGTGTACAGGATGCCAACACTGCGTGGTACGCACAAGAGGCGCATTGGATCCTGATCGAAGACTTGCTGCAAGGCACCTATGGGATGCGCCGAAGCATCGCCGGTATTTGCCGCAAGAGCCGCGCGAACTAGACGAGTCCTACGACAACCGTCTTGCACGCAGCGTGTGCCCGCCGTTTTATCAACGCCTAGAGCGGATGCTGGCCGGGATGCTCACCCGCAAGCCCGTACGGCTTGACGATACAGCGGACGTGATCCGCGAGCAGTTGTTTGATGTTGATCTACAGGGCAATGACCTCAACGTTTGGACCTACGAAACCACACGCAAAATGGTCCGTTACGGCCACGTTGGTGTACTGGTGGATGCACCTGCTGATGGGGGTAGACCCTATTGGGTGACCTACACACCACGGCAGATCCTTGGCTGGCGCGCTGAGCAGCAGGAAGGCCGGCAGGTGCTCACGCAGTTGCGGCTAGCCGAGACGGTCACCGTGCCTGATGGTGAGTTTGGAGAGAAGGCAGTCGAGCAGATTCGGGTGCTGACGCCAGGTGAATTCCAACTGCATCAGAAGCAAGACAACGGCGACTTTAAGGTTGTCGACGAGGGCCGCACAAGCCTTTCTGAGATCCCCTTCTCAGTTGCTTATGCGCAGCGCCATGGCTTCATGGAGTCACGGCCGCCGCTGGAAGATATCGCCGAGCTAAACCTAAAGGCGTATCAGATCCAGAGCGATTTGGATAACCAACTCCACATCAGCGCTGTGCCGATGCTGGCGTTTTATGGCTTCCCGTCTGCAGCAGAGGAGGTCAGCGCTGGACCGGGTGAAGCCATCGCATTTCCCGCTGATGGCCGCGCTGAATACATCGAGCCCGCTGGCCGCAGCTTTGATTATCAGTTCCGCAGGCTTGAGCAGCTTGCACTGCAGATCAATGAGCTAGGTCTGTCGGCAGTGCTGGGCCAGAAGCTATCTGCTGAAACCGCCGAGGCAAAGCGCATTGATCGCAGCCAAGGCGACAGCACGATGATGGTGATTGCGCAAAATGTGCAAGACATGATCGACAACTGCTTGCAGTTTCATGCGCAGTACATCGGCAACAACACATCTCCTGGTAGCAGCTATGTCAACCGCGACTTCCTTGGCACACGCCTTGAGCCGCAGGAGATTCAAGCGCTGCTGCAGCTTTACACCGCAGGCACCATCACGCAGGAAACGCTGCTGCGTGAGCTGGCCGAAGGCGATGTGTTGGGAGACGACTTTAACGTAGACGAAGAGCTTGAGGCTACGGCCAATGCGGGGCTTGATCTACAACCTGCTGGACTGGGTGACCGACCGATTAGTGGACCTGATGATCTGGATGGAACCGAAGAAACCCAGGAGGCAAGAGCTTGATTATCACGTCAGCGCCCTGCCGGAACAGGTCTTAGCCATCGTGCGCATCAGTTGGTACAAGGAAGGCAAACCAGATGAAATTGACGAAACGATCTTGTATGAAGACGGCCAAAACGGTTACGACGCATTCGCTGCATTGGTCACCACTGCATTGAACCGCGGCGCTAATGTCAGCATTCGCAGCGGCTATGCACCGGAAGATCTTGGCATTGAACGATGAGCA